GTTATTGATCGATGTCGAGGGCAACCAGGAGACCGTCACTATCAACCATACGGGCGGTTACAGCGCCGGGGCAACGTCACTCCAGATCAACTCGTGGACGCCCGCCAGCACGCACGCCGCAGGCTGTCATGTCGTCGCCGCCGCATCAATCCTGCCCGACCCGGCAGCAATGGCGACCTATGCCGGTCTCGTTGCCAGCCGCTACAACGGACTCTCCGGGCATGGCACGATAGGGATTTTCCAGATCGGCAACGAAGAGTATGATAGCTCCCCCAACCCTGACCCCAACGGCTATCGCGACCTGCAGGGCAAGTGGCTGGCCCTCACCATCCAGTCCGTCGCCCCCGCTATTCGCGCTGCCGCCCCCGGCGCGCTCATCCTGGCCGGAGCCGTGCGCAAAGTCCCCACCAACGCGCTCTCCCACGTGCAGAACTGGTTGACGAACCTGTGTACGTATAACGGCGGCGTCAATGGCCTCATCGATGCCGTCGATTTCCACTACTATCGCGGCGGCAGCAGCGCCGGTCCCGACCCCACCGCCTCGGATGCCAACACGCCTTCGATCTCCCAGCAGCTTTCCGCCATGCAAAGCGTGCTGGCAACCAGCAACACCATTGCCCAGGTCTGGTGCTGCGAATTCGGCTGGGACATGTACGACGACGGCAACGGCACGCAAACCACCACCTCGGCCACACTCAATCAGGGGCAAGCCTACGCCAGCATTGCGGTGGCCGCCCTGCCCTCGGCCATTACCGACGCCACGCCCATTACGGTGGACTACAAGGCCGCCACCTATGCTAATCAGGAGATCGTCTACGCCTACGGACAGGCCGCGAAAAACGCCACCAGCATTCAGATCACCACCAACCCTCTGGGCAGCGGGGCCGCGCAATCCGCCTGGACAGCGCAGTACACGCACACAAACGGCTGTAAAGTCTATGCGCAGAACTCCGTCACGAACATCTACACCCAGGAACAGGTGCGCGGCTGGACGATTGAGATGTACGACGCCATGCGCCAGGGGGGCGGCGGCATGTGCCTTTTCTATACCGACAACCCCAACTCGACGGTGCATACCAACGCCAACCCGCTCTCCGCCGTCGAGACGAAATCGCTCTTCCAGAGCATCAATAGCGTGCCGACCTACATGACCGCCTACAGCAACCCCTCGCAGTCGCCAGGGCCAGGCATCAAGGAATATGCCGCGCAGTATCCCTACTGGAATAGCCCGCCCCAATCGAACATCACGCTCCACGCGCGTGACGGCAAAATCACGCTCACCGCAAGGGGGAACGGCTCATGATCTCACCCATCTACCAGGGCGATACCGGCAGCCCCTTTGCCCCCACCCTGCTCGACGATAGCGGCAATAGCCTGCTGGTGGGCCTGTCGAACTCGGCCATTTCCATGAAGTGGAAAAACAAGCTTACCGGAGTCGTGCAGACCTGCGCGGGCGGCTGGGCCATCGATAACGCAGCGACCGGAGCCTGCCATTACAATCTGACCGGAGCAGATGTGGCAACGGTCGGCGTCTTCATTGTCTTCATCACCGTGCAGACCGCCGCCGGGCCGCGCCACATGGACCCATTTGAAATTGAGATTATGCCGGTCGTCTAACACGAACAGAGAATACCGGCAGAAGCAACAGGACAGAAAGGAAGGAACACACAATGTTGGATTTAGCGGAATTCACCTGGGGACGGTACAACAGCGGGCAGATCGCCCCGGCAGGCTCGTACCTCAATTTGAGAACGTTATGCATTTTCCAGCAGACGAGCGATGGCAATGTGCCGAATGATGGCACGTTCTTCCGCGTGGATTCGTCCGGGACACAGACCTTCGCCAACATCGCCACAACGGTCAACGGCGTGCTGGGAACGTCGTACACGGCGGGCAGCTTCCATGCCTGCGCTGGCGGCGATAACGAGACCAGCCCCGGGCAGGCGAGCAATGACGCATGAGCCAGGCGATCAAACGCGGCATCATCCAGTCGTTTAACGCGAGTACATACACAGCCTCGGTGTTGCTGCTGGAAGCGACCTCGGCGGCGTTGACCGACATAGCGGTCTCGAACACGCTGGATTCCACCTCGTGCCTGCCCGGCGCGCTGTGCGCCGTCCTCTTCTTTGACGAACACAATCCCTCGGATGCCGTCGTCATTGCCGTCTTCGCCAATGGCAGCAGCGCGCTGCCCGCGCCTCCGCCCGGTCGCGTGACGATCAGCAGCCCGGTGCAGCAGTTGAACGCGGTAACGATCAACGCGGGCGTGACGCAGACATTTACGCTGAGCAACCTGCCGTCAGGAACGCTGGCCGTGCTGTGCAAAGCGTACTTCTCGACACCGGCCCCGCCCGCGCACATCGATCTGGCCGCGCACGGCGGCAACCTGGGTGAAACGCTGACTATCGGGGACAACCAGAGCGCGACGGGCAACCTCAATGGCGGGGGCCTGTTGCCCGTCGACAGCCAGGGCCGGATCGACATCAAGGCTAACGGCGGCGCCTGTACCGTTACCCTCTTCACCTACGGCTATGTGATGTGAAACGGCCCCAGATCAGGCCAGCCGCAAGAGCTGGCCCTACTATACACGCTCCATACCGCTCGCTGATCGAGCAATATGGAAGCTGAGCAATGTGAGCGGAAGCAAGCGACGGCTGAAAGGAGGTTACGATGCTGCTCTCCGATATAGAGACTGCCGTGCGACAGGATTTGTTTGACCCGCTCTCCTCGTCAAACCCGCGCTGGCAGGATGCGGATATCGACCGCGCCATCGATAAAGCGGTCGACCGTTACAGCCAGTATTACCCCAACATTGTCTTCACGGACATGGCCTCGCAGCCGTTCCAGCGCACGTACCCCTACCCGGCATCGTGGAACGCGGCCTACCCGGTATGGTGGATCGAGCGCGTCCTCTACCCGCTGCAAGCGTATGGCTCGTACTTTCCGGCGCCCGGGGCAGGCATGACGGCGACACCGATAGCGGGAACAGGCACCGGCATCGGCTCCTACGCATATGCCGTGACCTTCCTTTCACAGGGCGGCGAGACCACGCCCTCGCCACTGGCAACGGTAACGACGACGAGCGGCAACCAGCAGGTGCAACTGGCGAACATCCCCATTGGCCCCGCCGCTCCCTCGACGCCCGGTAGCGCGACCAACACGGTTATCGGGCGCAACCTCTATCGCACGCAGGTCGGCGGCTCGCAGTTGTACCTGCTGGCCACGCTGGCGGACAACACGACAACGCAGTTCGTAGATAACAGCGCAGACAGCGCCATCGCCGCCAGACCCATGCCACCGAGCGTCAATACCAGCGGGGTCATGCTCTGGCCCCCGTTCGAGCGCGACTTCGCGGAATATTCCAATCTCTTCGATAGCATGGCGGCGCTGGCCGCTGGCGGCAATCTGGGCGCGCAGGGCGCGGTCGGCTCCGGTTCCGGCCCCACAGGCACGGCAACGCCCAGCTTTACCCTCAAACTGTCGAGCGCGGAACTGCCGCAGGACTCGACACTGGTGCTGCGTGTCTTCTACGCCACAAAGCACCAGCTCGACTACTCCGGCTCGACCATCCCGGAGGCCCATCGCGACATCATCGTGCTGGGCGCCTGCGCTTACGCTATGGAAGCCTACCAGATTCCTACCAACGACAACTTCGATTTCCAGGATGGCGCGCTGCGCGACCGTGTTGACGACACTCACATCCCAACGGCCTGGCTGCAAGCGGCGCAGAACAAAATGCAGCAGTTTGAGACACGGCTGACAGAGATCAAGAATCAGCGCGATTTCGCAGCCTCCTCAAGAGTTCACTGGGGTGACATCCCGGCTCGCTGGCCCCGATTGTAACATGAGGCCTGATACAGGTGCTGATTTACACATGGAGGAAAACAATGGCAACCCTGGCCGAATGGATGCCAATGGTGAACCTGGCGTTCCTGATCTTCCTCGCCATCGGTGGCTTTGTAGCTTATCGCGTAGGCTTCGCGCACACCACCGAAGAGGTGCAGGAACGAGTCATCAACGCGCTGAACGTCGAACTGAACATGCTGCGCGACCGCGTGCTGGCAACGGAAAAAGAGAATGCCCGCCTCTCGCAGATCATCCTCATCATCACCACCGCGCTGAAAAAATGGGGCCTCTCCGTCACCATTGACGGCGAACTGGTCTCTATCAGCGACACGAAAACGACGCAGACTTCACGCATCTCCCCCGAATCTAAGTAATGGGCATGTCCTGCTGAGTGAAGCGAAGCGTCTGTTCGTCGGGTACACCGCAACCCGGATGCTTCGCTTCATTCAGCAGGATACATCCAGAGACCATACAGACATAAAGGAGCAATAGCATGGCAACCATCGGGCAGGACTGTGAAGTGATTATCGATGGAACCGGCTACTTCGTGAAGCCGGGGACGTACCGCATGAAGCAGCCGCGAGTGCGCAAGGCG